CAATTAGACATTCAAAGAAAAGATTTAGCTTTACGTGCACAAAAATTAATGAACGACATGAAAGTACATGAAGATAAAATGGACTTACAAGAAAGTAAAATAATGATTGATGATGAAAATAAAGATGAAGATCGTAAATTAAAAGAAGCTCAGATGGCTATGGACTCTGCGGCTGATATGACTTCTAATATGGAAGGTATAATCAATACAACTGTAAGGAGAATATAATGGATAACAGAAAACAAAAAAAAACTACTGATAATAAAAATAGATTAGAAAATAAAGGACGCAAAGAAAGATTAGCAAAAAGTCCTATAAAACAATTTGCACAAAAAATTTTATCAGCAACAGGATTACCTATGTATTTAAAAGAAGAAACATATAAAGAAAATGTAGAAAAAAATCGTAAGAAAAAAAACCAAGGTAATAGAAATGGTAAGAGGCCCTAAATGAAAAAGAAACTTAAAAAAGTAATTAAAGGTTTGAAGAAAGCATCTAAATTACATGCTGGTCAAGCTAAAACTTTACAAGGAATGGTAAAGAATGGCAAAAGCAAAAACAAAAAGTAAATCAAAAGTTAACCAAGCTGGTAATTATACTAAGCCTGGATTAAGGAAGCGAATCTTTAATCGTATTAAAGCACAAGCTTCACACGGAACGGGTGCAGGACAATGGAGTGCGCGTAAGGCGCAAGCAATGGCCAAAGCCTATAAAAAAGCTGGAGGAGGATACAAATAATGCCAGGATATGCAATGAAAACACCTGCTGCCAAAAAGAATAAAAAACCTTTAAAGGGCAAGCAGAAAAAAATAGACGCAAACAAGGATGGTAAAATTTCTAAAAAAGATTTTATGATGCTTAAAAAGAAAAAAAGATAGGAGTACTTATGGAGAAGATAAAAAATGTTTGGAGTATGATTAAAGATAGTTCTAGAAAAGAAAAAATTCTAGGCATTGCTGTAATCGTATTAGCACTTATAATTATTTTATAAATGCAACAACAACAAATATTGGAAGCTCTTAGTAAAAAGTATGAGGCTCAAATAGCTGAGGCAAAGGTTACTATCGATATTTATTTGTCAAATCCTGTGGGTATTGGGGAACATCCCCAACACCTAGAGGAGATAGATAAACTCATGGAAAAAATAGCAGGAGCTGAAGATAAACTTGATGCAGTCAGGAGACATTGGAATGCCCTTAGCTAAATCACAAAAGAGTTTAAAAGATTGGGGTAAACAAAAATGGCAAACGAAGTCTGGAAAGAAGTCAAGCGTTACTGGGGAGAGGTATCTACCAAAGAAAGCGATCAAAGCCCTGTCATCTGCGGAGTATGCGGCAACGACAAAAGCAAAGCGAGAAGGAACAAAAAAGGGGAAACAGTTTGTGAAGCAACCGAAGTCCGTTGCAAAGAAAGTAAAGAAGTATAGATAATGGCTAAAGATTCAAGATTAAAACGTGCAGGAGTTACAGGTTTTAACAAACCAAAACGCACACCTAATCATCCTAAAAAATCTCACGTAGTTGTAGCCAAACAAGGTGATAAAGTAAAGACAATTAGATACGGACAACAAGGTGTATCTGGTGCTGGTAAAAATCCAACAACTTCAAAAGACAAAGCAAGAAGAAAATCATTTAAAGCAAGACATGCAAAGAACATAGCAAAAGGAAAAATGTCTGCTGCGTATTGGGCAAATAAATCCAAGTGGTAGTAAAAAGAAAAGATCCAGTATAGATGGAGATATGGGAAGCGTGGTTACTTTTTATGGTTACAATAAACACAATACAAAACTTAATTGTTTTCTTTGTAGGACGTAAGTTTAAAAAGTAATGTCATTTTTAGTTGCTAATTTACCACCTATAAAAGTACATGTTAAGAAACAATACTTATATGATAATCAAAAAGGACATGGAGAGTTTGTAGAAGGTGTTTGGGTTACTTGCAAATCTATTCAAGGTAGAGCACTTTACTTTGAAACATATCTACCAGAGTATGGGGCTTTATATGATAAGCTGCCTATCAGTGCTTTTACTAGTAGTCCTATTAAGTTGGATCTTGAGTTAGAAGAGTTAGAACTTTGGGATGCATTTAGTTATAATTTTACTGTAATAGAAAAACAATCATTAGCTGGAGTGCGTTGTAAATATCTTTCTCCTTCTAAAGAATGGTATCATGGTGAGTATTTATTTACCATAGATAACTGTCATTCAGATCACAACACATTAAATACAGGATACTCTGAAGTTCCTGAAGAACACAAATCATTTAACATATTAGAACTAGACAACGGTCATTATGCAGCTCAACCTAATAACAGAGTTATATTTTATGACAAATCACTTACACCATCTGAAACTAAAAAACCAGATTTCAAAGTATCTACTGAATATTATTCTGTAGAAAACAAATCTAAATGGACAGCTGGTGATGATAACAATTATTTTTACGATTTACTTGAACAAAAATAAGTAACATGTTATAATATTTTTGACCGCCATAATGGGGTCACAACATAACGCTTAACGGAGGTTATATGAATATACTAAAACACTCTTTTAATTGGGAACCTTACAGACCATTTACGATTGGGTTCGATTCAATTATGAATAGAATGTTAGAAATTGACACATCTATTCCAAACTACCCACCATATAATATTAAAAAATTAGATGCTTTACACTATGCAGTTGAAATGGCTGTAGCAGGTTTTGGTAAAGAAGATATTCATGTGGAGTATGCAGACAACACTATGACAGTTCAATCTATTAAAAAAGATAAAACTGAAGATAAAGATGTAGTGCATCAGGGTATTTCACAAAGATCATTTATCAGATCATTTGCATTAGGAGATGATATGATAGTGACAGATGCAAATCTAAAAAATGGTTTACTTTCAATATACGTTGAAAAGATTGTACCAAAGGAGAAAAAACCTAAAACAGTAACTATTAAATAAATGGATGGGGCATAAAACTGCCCCCTTCAACAGGAGAGATATGAACGCTACTACATTAAAAGACAATTTATTAAAGACTTTGGATGAAGCAATAGACGCCAACAAAGATCAGTTATCTGGTGTTGGTGCAGATGATTTTGCTTCATACAAATACATGCTAGGTATTGGACACACCTTGCAAGATATGAAATCTAGAGTAAGAGATGAGTATAAAAAACTTTATAAACAGGAGGAGAATAATGTCTGACAATAAATTACTACCTAAACCTGCGGGATTTAGAGTATTACTAAAAGCCAGAGAAGTTGACGAGAAGACTAAAGGGGGCATAATACTAACTGACGATTCAAGAGAAGCAGCTAAATTTTCTTGTGTTGTATCGCAAGTTATAGGAATGGGATCGGATTGTTATCATGATAAAAGCGAATCATGGTGTAAAATTAATGACTGGGTTCTTACTGCAAAGTATGTTGGATTAAAATTCAAATACGAAGGAGTAGAATACTCAATGATTAATGATGATGAAGTACTAGCTGTAGTACCAGATCCTACTAAAATAACACATAAATAGACTTGCATATATTTAAATATTAGTATATTATTGTATACAAGCGAAAAACGCGGATCGCAACCGAAGGAGGTCTAATGATAGACGAGAATAAAAAAGAAGACATACAGGAAGAACAAGAAGAAATAATTGTTAATCTTCCCAAAGATGAATCTGAAGGTGAAGTACAAACTAAACCTGAAGAGCCAACTGAAGAGGAGGCTCCAGTCGAATCAGAAGAAGCTGTAGAAGAAGACTTGGAAGACGAGGAACCGTCTGAAGATGATGAAGATACAGAAAGTTCTGATGATATCGAGGAACCCAAAGATAAAAAACAATTTGGCAAGAGAGCTGAGAAAAGAATCAAGCGTCTTGTTAAAGAAAAAAAAGAGTTAGAAGCTAAACTTCAAACTATGAAAGACCAAGAGCAATCTTGGACTTCAGAGAGAACTGAACTTCAAACCAAGTCTAGGGATTCCGAGCTGCAGGCTATTAATTCATATATAGAAAGATTAAAAGCCCAAGAGAAACAATCCTTATCTGCACTAAAAACTGCAAAAGAAGCAGGCGATATTGACTCAGAAATTAAAGCACAAGATGCTTTAGCTTCAGTCAAAGCTGAAAACTTAATTGCACAACAGTACAAAGTAAGGGCTGAGTCTGATGTTAAAAAAGCAGAACCAAAGAAACCAGAACCTAAAAAAGAACAAAGTCAACAAGACTATGTTCCAGATCGTAAAGCTTTAAACTGGCAAAAACGAAATGAATGGTTTGGTGGTTCTTCTACAAAAGATCGGATCATGACACAAGCGGCTATGGTTATTCATAAAGAGTTAGTAGACGAGGGTATCGTACCTTCATCAACTCCTGACGAATACTATAACGAACTTGATTCTCGTATCAGGGGTGAGTTTCCTGAGAGATTTAAAAACAAAGCAGCTAAAAAAGTTCCAACAGTTTTGAGCGGAACGCGCTCTGCTATCGGGAAAAACCAAGTTAAATTATCTAAATCAGAAGTTGATATGGCTAATAGACTAGGAGTTTCCTTACAAGAATATGCGCGACAAAAAGTGCGCCAACAGGCGGGAGGTTAGAAATGACACAAGCAACTAAGACGAGCCGTAAAAGTCGAGCTTCGGCAACTCGAAAAAAGGTTTGGGAACCACTAAAAAGATTAGAGATTCCTGAATCACAAAAAGAAGAGAACATGGAATATATTTGGGTTAGACATGAATTGTTAAACAATCCAGATGATTCAAATGTTCATGAAAGATTACGCGAAGGATACGTGGCAGTTACACCTGATGAACTCGGGGATGATTATCACGCTGACGTGTTATCTGCTGGCAAGCACGCGGGCACTGTTCGTTCTGGCGATTTAATTCTGATGAAAAATTCAAAAGAATTAGTTGAACAGAAAGAAGAGTTTTACCGCGAACAAACTAGAAAAATGGATAGAGCATATAGTAGTGAATATATGCAAAATCAAAATTCATCGATGCCAGTTCGAGACGAGTCCAAGACTTCTGTTACTACAGGTGGTGGACAAAAACCAAGGTTCGAAGAGTAAATCATTAGATTGGCTCTGAGAATCGTATAAACTTTTAACTTGCAATAAGGAGAAAATTATGGCAGGATACGGATTAGAACCAGTACGACAAGCTACTGGCGGAACAATCAGAGCCAATAATTTCTGTGACGGTAACGGATATAGAATAGCAGCTACAGCACCTTCAGCTTTTTTTGAAGGCGACTTAGTACAATATTCTTCTGGAAACATTGTAACTGACATGGGATCAGCATCCCCTGGCGCAGTTATAGGTGTTTTCTTCGGAGCTGAATACTCAGACAATTCTACTGGCGATGTTAAATTTGTACGTTCAATTCCAGCAAGCACAGTTGCTAAAGCTAAATTCAAGGCTTATGTGTATGACGACCCAAACACTTTGTTTAAGGTTCAAGCAGACCAAGCGTCTAGTGCGCTAACGGCAGCTAATGTTGGAAATAACTTACAGATTGTAGCATCACCAACAGGCTCAACAGTAACTTTCAAGAGTGGCATGGTAGCCGACTCTAGCACGATAGCAACTACAAACACTTTCCCACTACAACTTTTAGGTAGTGCAGAAACTGATTTAAGTTTTTCATCTGCTGGAACTACTATGAACATTCTAGTAAGAATCAATTCACATCAACACCGTTTGGGCGCTACAGGCGTTACAGGTATTGCGTAATATAAGGAGTAAATAACTATGGCTATATCAAGAGGTCAAATCCTTAAAGAACTAGTACCTGGCTTACACGCGATTTTCGGAACAGAGTATTCTAGATACGAGAATGAGCATGCGGTATTGTTCGATGAGGAAACATCAAATAGAGCCTTCGAAGAAGAAGTTCTTTTCCCAGGTTTTGGGGAAGCTTCAGTAAAATTTGAAGGTCAAGCAGTGAACTACGCCGACACTGGAGAAGGTTGGGTAGCAAGATACAATCATGAAACTGTCGCTATGGCATTCTCAATTACTGAGGAAGCTATGGAAGATAATCTTTATGATAAACTTTCTACTAGACTTACAAAAGCGTTAGCTAGATCAATGTCATCAGCTAAACAAACAAAAGCAGCAAGCATATTTAATAAAGCATTCGACTCTACTCAATTAGGTGGAGACGGTGTTGTATTAGCATCTACTGCGCACCCACTTCAAAGTGGTTCAACTCAAGCGAACACTTTTACTACACAAGCAGAACTTTCAGAAACTTCTTTGGAAGATGCTTTAATTGGTATTGCTGGCTTTACTGACGACAGAGACATTCCAGTGGCTCTTCAAGGTAAAACTTTGCACATTCCAAGACAGTTAGTATTCGTTGCAGAAAGACTATTGGCGTCTCCATACAGACCAGCAACTGCTGACAATGACGTGAATGCATTAGTATCTAAAGGTATGTTACCTGGTGGATACCATATCAATCACAGATTTACTGGCAGCAAACGTTGGTTCATCAGAACAGATTCTCCTCACGGAATGAAAATGTTCAACAGAGCGCCTATCGCTACTTCAATGGAAGGCGACTTTGAAACTGGAAACGTAAGGTACAAAGCTAGAGAGAGATACTCATTTGGGTTCTCTGACTGGCGTGGTATTTGGGCATCAAACCCAAGCTAAAAACCTAGGGGGGCATTTTAACGAGTGCCCCCTCAAACTAACATGAATGGTGAGTTTATCTCACTGGCCTTAAAGGAGGGCTGTTCATATGCCGACTACACATTTTAGAAATGGTGTATCAAATCAGATTCCAGGGAATCCATTATTTGAGTACCCATACTTAGACCCGTTTAAATATTATTCATACGCAAATGATTTCTTTACATATCATGCAGATGAGTTCACAATTACTACAACAGAAGCTGGCACGGGGTCAGCAACTGAAGCATTAGAATCTGGAGCAGGTGGGTTTTTAAAACTTACAAATGCAGCAGGTGATGATGATTTAGATTTCTTACAATTAAAAGGCGAAGCGTTTAAATACGTAGCTGGTAAAAATTTATTTTTTAAAGCTAAATTTAAAGTAAGTGACGCAACACAATCAGATTTCGTAATGGGATTAGGTATCACAGATACTAGTCCATTAGATACAACTGATGGTATCTTCTTTATTAAAGCAGATGGTGCAGCAACTATGGATCATTTGATTGAAAAGAATAACTCTGCAACTACGAACTCTGGAGTAGCAACTATTGCTAACGACACATTCGTAACAGCAGCATTTCACTATGACCCATCAGGTAATGGTGGAGATGGTTCAATGAGAATATTCATTGACGATGTATTCGTAAAAGAAGAAACTACATTAACAAATATACCTGACGACGAAGAGATGACTATTTCTTTTGGTATTCAGAATGGTGAAGCCGTAGCAAAAACAATGTCAATCGACTACGTATTTGCAGCAGTAGAAAGATAATATTATAATATGGGGAGGTGTAAAAACCTCCTCATAACAATTAAAAGGAGTTAACATGGTTGGAAAATCAGATGTAAGATCAACGTTTATTTCTGACATTGTTGCTTTAGATGCCGATGGAATTTCTGTAGCTGCTTCAGTAAGTGGTGCAGCAAACTTAACCCTTGGCGGAGCTTTAGCAGATGGTGGATCAGTAACGTTATCTTCAGGAAGAATAGTAACTATTCTTTGCGCAGGAGATAGTAGTGGAATAACTTTCACTGTTACAGGTACAGACGTAAACGGTATTGCACAAGAAGAAGTTATAACAGGGGCAGACACAGGCACTGCAACTGGTACAAGTTATTTTAAAACAATAACACAAATCGCTTCTAGTGGCGCAGCCACAGGAAACGTTTCTGCAGGTATAAACAACAGCGCAGCAGATGTAATTTTTAGAGGACGTATTAGATTAAAGGGTGCATACATTGTTAATGATGCAGCAGCTGGTACTGTCGAATTTAACGACGCATCACCAACAGGAACTACTTTAATGAAAGTAGGAACTGTAGCTTCAGCAACTGTAACTAGAGATATCACAGTTCCAGATGAAGGAGTATTATTTCCAAACGGCTCTTATGCTAAATTTGAAGTTGGTAAGATGGAAAGTCTTACAGCTTTCATAGCGTAACGTGCCAGGCGAAATAGAAAATAAACTAGAGATTATCGAAATGAAAGGTGAACTTAAATTGTTACATCAAAAGATAGACACTATCAAGAATAACGATTTATGGCACATGGAAAAAGCAATTAATAGTATACAGAAAATTATATGGACTGTTGGCGTTATGGTTTTTGCACAATTTATTTGGTTAATTAAAACAGTATTCATGGGATAGGAGGACTAGATGGTCACTTCTGGTACTTATACTTTTAATCTAGACACAGCTGAAATAATACAAGAAGCGTATGAACGTTGTGGTGTAGAAACTAAAAGTGGTTATGATTTAAAAACAGCAAGGCGTTCACTCAACTTGCTATTAACTAAATGGGTCAATGATGGAGTAAATTTATTTACTTTAGATTTAGAAACATTTAACATGACAAAAGATCAAGGCTACGTCGAATTAAATGCGTCTATTCGTTTAGATGTATTGGATGGAGTAATTAGGGATACTTCCGATGTTAGTAGTCCACAAGATATTTCTTTAGAAAGAATCAGTCTTGATGAATATTTACAAATACCAACCAAATTAGATACAGGAAAACCAGTTCAATTTGCTGTAGAAAGAAATGCTCAATTCACATCAAGCGGTGCAGAGAATCACAAAGTTTATTTGTGGCCTGTACCAGACCAAACTTATTATCAGTTTTTAACGTGGAGTATTAAATACCCACAAGATGTATCAGCAACATACACACAAAATCCACAAATACCTAGAAGGTATTTACCAGCTTTGGTTAGTGGTTTAGCTGTTGAGTTAGCTATGAAAAAAGCACCTGATAGAATAAGTATTTTAAAACCTTTGTATGATGAGGATTGGTCTAAAGCAAAAGATGAGGATAGGGAGAGAGTAAGCTTTTACGTACAACCACAGGTTTACTAAATGGCTAAATACTCAAAGGGTAAACATGCGGTCTTTATAGATGATCGCACAGGATTTAAGAGACCTTATAAAAATGCACGTACTGAGTGGACAGGCATGCGTGTTGACAAGTCAGAGTTCACAACAAAACATCCACAATTAGAACCACAAAAATTTTTAAAGAGTGCTAGGGGTAATGTTTTATTTAAACCTAGAACAGATAATGATTTAGCAGGTCAGACAACTACAATAAGATTAGGCCCATTGCATGGGAAACCTTCACTTGCTGCTGGAGTATTTTTAAGACCACCATTAGTTTCAGTAACTGAAGAAGCACAAGGCTTATCTATGTCTGCAGTACACGGTGCAAATGAAGTTATCATTCCTCAAACTGTTAGTGTAACAGGTGTAGGTGCAACATCTGCAATAGGCTCTGTAACAATAAGTCCTGCAGAAGAAGCTGAAGGATTAGAAGCTACTGCAGTACAAGGAACTGTCAATATAGGTGGACAAGAAAATGCACAAGGTTTAGCAGCAACTGCTGCACAAGGTACAGTTATCATACCAGTAATAGTCGATCCTAACATGACTGCTATTTCATGGGGTGAAGATGTATACGGAGCATTCCCTTACACTAGAGATGAGATAACAACAACAGCACAACAAGGAACTGTAGTACCAATGATAAGTGCTGTAGTATCACAAGAACAAAGTACAGCAATTCTAGGTGATGGAACACAATACGGTGGAGTAATATTAAACTTCGCTGTACCATTAAGTTTAAATAATAGAACACCACAAGGAGTTTCATGGGGTGAAGATGCTTGGGGTGATATTGGATTTAGTAAAGATCAAATTACTGCGAACATTGGTGCAGTAAACATTAACATAGGTGCACCAGCTATCGGCCCAGGTGGTTGGGGTGAACAAGCTTATGGTGATGGAGTATGGGCTGCTGACACTGATACGTTGACAATGACTGCTCAACAAGGTATAATCAACATTATAATAGATGAGTCACCTTATGGACAAGGACAATATGGTAAAGGAGATTGGGGCGATTAATGGCACTGACATACGTACAACTTAAACAGGCGATACAAGACTTTTTAGAAAATGATGCTGCTGAGTTTACAGCTGCTACAGGTTCAGGAGTAGCTCCTATAGATTTGTGTATTCAATTTGGTGAAATGCGTGTCTTCAGAGAAGCAGATGTATCAGCTTATCGCAAGACCATTGAAACTACGTTATCATCAAACAATGCTTTTCTAGATTTACCACAGGATTTATATGTTACAAGATATATAAAGATATTAACTGGTGAATTTTTAGAAGAAAAAGATCAAACATTTGTAAGAGAATTTTCACAAAACAATAGTGCTGGAGTATCATCTTTACAAGGCACTCCAAAGTTTTACGCTCTCTACGGAGAGGGGGCATATTCAGCTTCAGACAGAGGTATGAAATGGTTATTTTCTCCTCGTGCAGATGTTGACTATACACTCGAAATAGGGTATACTATATTACCAACAGGGCTTAGTAGCTCAAATGCAAATAGTTATTTAGGTGACTACGCTCCTGATTTGTTACTGTATGGATCGTTGTTAGAGGCAGCTTCATTTATGAAACTAACCGCTGATCAAGGATCTAGGTATCAAGCTTTATATGATAGAGCGTTACAGACCTTCATAGGACAGGAACAAACAAGAAAACGAACCGATGAATATATCAGCGGTGAAATGGGAACTTATAAAAGGGGATAAAATATGGCAGGCTTAACATCAGCAATTACCACAACTTTTAAGAAAGAGTTGCTTGAAGGGGATCATGATTTTAACACTGGGGCTGATGCATTTAAAATAGCGTTGTTTAAGGCTAATGCTAGCATTTCAGGAACTTATGGTGCGGCAACAACTAACTACTCTGACGTAACTGGTAACTCAGACGAAACAACTGGAACTGGTTATTCATCAGGCGGAAATACATTAACAAATGTAAATCCAACTACTTCAGGTACAACGGCATTTGCAGACTTTGCAGATACATCATGGACAAGTGCTACGTTTACAACAAGAGGTGCAATCATTTACAATACAAATGATAGTAACTCCGCTGTTATGATTATAGATTTCGGTGCAGATTTTTCTGTATCAGGAGGTACATTTACTGTAGAATTTCCTACAGCAGGTGCTTCAACAGCAATTTTAAGAATAGCATAGGAGTAAACAATGTCATCAACATGGAGTAATCTTGGAATAAGATTAATGGCAACAGGTGAAAACGATGGAACCTGGGGTGCACAAACAAATGATAACTGGAATCGTATCGAAGACGCATCAGACGGTCTTGCTACAGTTGCAGTTTCAGGAGCGGTAAGTTTAACCTTTACAACAGAACCAACATCTTACGCAGATGAAAATGGTCGTAACAAAGTTTTAGTATTTACTGGTTCAGCTGGTAGTACACAAAACATTACCTTTCCAAACATAGAAAAAACATATTTCGTACTTAACGATTCTAACTCTATCCTAACTTTAAAAGCGGGTAGTGCAGCAGCTACTACAACTTTGCCAGCTGGTAAAGACATGGCTATTTATGTAGATGGATCAGATGAAGTACACAACGCATTAGCTAATTTACAAACTACTACTCTTGCAGCAAGCGGTAATATAACTGCTTCGTCTGCATCAGGAAGTCAACCGTTTATTAATATTGAAAATACAAACAATGGTGCAACAGCAGGATCTTTAAAATTTATAAATGATAGAGGTGCAGCTGGTGTAGATGGAGATACTTCAGGTACCATTACTTTCTTTAGTGATGACTCTGATCAAAACAATCAAGAGTTTGCACGTATCGAAGGTAAAGCAGTAGACGCTACTGCGGGTAGTGAAGAAGGTGGATTAGATTTTTACGTCGCAGAAGTAGACGGAACAGTTACAAAAGGTATGGCTATTGCAGGTCATGCAACTGGTGACGGAGACGTAACTGTAGATATTTCTACGCACGACGGAGCAAGTGGTGGTTTGAAATTAGGGGGAACTCTAGTTACATCAAGCGCCACTGAATTAAATTTGTTAGATGGACAAACTGCTTTGTTCACAACAGGTAAAGCAATAGCAATGGCTATTGTCTTTGGTTAACCAATAAGGAGGATATACAATGGCTGTACCAAATATTGTTAATGTAGCTACGATCAACGGTAAAGTTGTAACTGGCGCATTGGACACTACAACAACTACTGCATTGTTAACTTGCGCATCGGATCATGTTTATAAAATTAATAGCATATTAGTTTCAAACATTGACGGATCAAGTGCTGCTGACGTTACAATGACAGTAAGATCAGATGGATCAAATGATAGACATATTGCAAAAACTATTTCAGTACCTGCAGATTCTACATTAGCTTTAATAAGTAAAGATACAGGTTTCTATTTAGAAGAAGCTGATATTATTAAAGGTGGAGCATCTGCCAATGGCGATTTAGAATACTTAATATCATACGAAGATTTAGTAGATTAATTTAAGCGAGTTATAATATGGCAGATACATATTGGGCTTGTTTGGATTCGTCTAACAAAGTCGTAAACACTATTATAGTTGATAGCACTGATGCACCTAATGAATCAGAAGGTGCAAAGTTTTGTCAAACCGTTGTAGGCTCAGGCCCAGACGGTAACGTAGTAAGTTTTAAATCTTATGACGTAACAGGCACTTTCGAAGCTGGAACATTAGCCAGTATAGGTGGTGAATGGAGTAATACGTATAGTCAATGGATTATGCCAAAACCATTTGCGTCTTGGATTTTTAATACTTCTACAAAAGTATATGATCCACCAACTGCAATACCTAACACAACTTTTTACAAAGAAGGTACAGCTGATCAAAAAGATGTGTACAAATATTGGGATGAAACTCAAGTTCGTTGGGAAGGTGAATGTCCTGAGGATACTTTAGACGAAGATGACAACATAGTTTTTGGAGACTTTAAAGTATACTGGGATGGATCTAATTTAGAATGGGTTAAGATATAAGGAGTAAATATGGCAGGCATAAATACAATAACTAAAGACTTAGGCTCTTTATCTTTTGCAAAAGACAACGGTGGTATAGTAGGCCCAAATCAATTAACTAGATTTGCAGAAGACCAAGGAGCATCTACTACACAAATTAATTCAACAGGCACATTTCAAGCAGGTCAAGCTACTAGCAACGCTAATATTTTATTAGTTGCTGGAGGTGGCGGTGGCGGTGCTGGAACTGACAACAACCGTCAAGGTGGCGGTGGAGGAGGCGGAGGCGTTCTCTTTAATAGTGCAAATACTAACAGTCCAGGTAATAGTGCGGTAGCAGTTCCTCAAGACGCTGTTCCTGTAACTATAGGTTCAGGTGGCGGTGGCGCTCCTGGCGCTGGTGGAGCTAACAATGCTGGAACAGCTGGAGGTAACTCTGTAGTTGTATCAAGTGGTACAACATACACAGCTTTCGGTGGCGGAGGCGGTGGTGGCGGTTCTAACGCCCCTAATACAGCAGGTGGATCTAGTGGAGGCGGAGCTTCTACTGGAGTAATTAATGCACCAAACGCACCAGGTCAAGGTAATACAGGCGGTGCCAGAACAGGTGGAAACACTTGCCCAGCTGGCGGTTCAGGCTCTGGTGGTGGAGGTGGAGCTGGTAGTGATGGCTTCGCTGGAGGTGACGGATCTCAACCAGGTAGAGGTGGTAACGGTGGAAACGGTTCACCATTTAACGTAGGAAATTATTCAGCTACTGTTTCAGGCGGTGGCGGAGGTGGTACTGTAAAAGGTAACACAGCAGGCGGTGCTGCTGGCCCAGGTGGAGCTGGTGCTGGTGGAACAGATGCAAACGGATCAAACGGTTCAGCTAATACAGGCGGAGGTGGTGGAGGAGCAGGTTCTTCTTGTCACCCAAGAGGTAACTCCCCAACAAGAGATGGAGGTACTGGAGGTAGTGGTAAAGTAGTAATACATGAAGCTGCTGTTCCAGGCATAACCTTTATAGCTCCAGGTATGTGGAATCAAAAAGATGTATTCGACAGAATTGAAGCAGGAAGATGGAAATCATCATCAGGATAAACTAACACTGGGGGTGGGAGACTGCCCCCTCTTTTACAGGAGAGTGTGTGTATTTAAATAAACTAGAACAAGAATTAAAAGACTTGCATATTCCGTTAAAGGAAGATGATGTATTAGATCTTTTACAAATAAGAAAACGATGGCCTTTAAAATATTCATGGGGTCAATACGGTGTAGAGATATTAAATAGCAGTGGCATATTAGTATTTCCTTTTTACAGTTACGATGGTTACTTTGTCTATGAAGAATGGAAGAAGTATTATGACAACGGTTTTATGACTGTGTTAAATAGTGTATTAGATTTAACAAAAGAATTAAGGGAATTAGATTTAATCTGCAAAAGATTAGTAGGTGATACAGTAAATGCAAACTTTGTTTTTGCTAAGCCAGGGGGGCAGAAAATAAGTTACACTATGCATGAACACGATTTTGATGTGATCGTTAAACAAATATATGGAACAGGACATTGGTTAGTTAGCAGTGAAGAAGTTACATTACAAGCTAATGATACTTTATTAATTCCTAGATTTACAAGACACGAGGTGATTAAAACAACAGATAAAAAATTATCTATTGGTATAACTATTCCGTGATCTGCTTAGGTATAAATCGTAATCATAACGCTTCTGTCTGTTTAGTTAAAGATGGTGAAGTCTTATTACATTTAGAAAACGAAAGATTAACAAAAATAAAATACGACTGTCTTCCAATACACGCTATGTTAGAAATAACTAAGTATGTAGATCACATAGACAGATTAGGTATAGCAGCTTTCGCCGAACAAGATATAGATTATTGGGAAGGCAAAGATATATTTACGCATTTTGTAGATAATTTATCTCGCTCATTTAAAGGCAAACCATTTAAAACTACAGACTTAAGTAGTCATCATCATCAACTTCATGCTGCTTGTAGTTTTTACAATTCAGGTTTTGAAGATGCTTTATGTATAGTTATAGATGGTATGGGTTCAGAAGTTTACTTTAAACTAGATGGTCAAAAAGTATATGGCAGAGAACACACATCAGTATTTCAAGGCTCTTACCCAGCAGCTTTTGAATTGTTAGAAAAACATATAAGCTATCCTACAGAAGTAACAGGTAAATTAGATATAGATAGCAAGATGCATGTCAGTAATCACATGAGTCCAGCTCAAGCATTTGGCCATAGCTCTGAGTTTTTTGGTTTTGCACATATGGATGCTGGCAAACTTATGGGTATGGCAAGCTACGGTAAACCTAATGATTGTGTTCCTCCAATATATGTTGATGGTAAATTAAATAACAGGTTATTTTATATAGATGACAATCTAACTAGGATGTTTATTAATAATAAAAATTACCCATACATGAATTTAGCTAAAGATAATTTTCAAGCTGGAGCAGACTTTGCTTATGCCTTACAAACAGAAACTCAAAAGCATGTAAAAGAATATGTATTAGATTGGGTGCAAAAAACCAAAACAAAAAAGGTTTGTTTGAGTGGTGGTTACTTCTTGAATTGCGTAACCAATTATGATATAATGAAATCGTTACCCGATGACGTTTCTTTATATATAGAACCTTTATCTAATGATGCAGGAACTTCAATGGGAGCAGCTAAGATGTTGTATCATGGTGAAGCAAAAGATATGACAATTAGAAGACAGGAGAATATATACTATGGTCGTAACACATAAAGAAGTTGCACAATTACTAACAGAAAATAAAATAATTGCTATGTTTCAGGGGGCATCTGAATCAGGCCCAAGAGCACTAGGCAATAGAAGTATACTACACAATCCATCTAATCCAGATGGTAAAAATAAAGTTAACACAGTAAAGAAAAGAGAATGGTTTAGACCTTTTGCGGGTACCGTTTTATATGAATATGCAAAGGACTGGTTTGATTTAGGTAAAGAAACTGAATCACCATTTATGATGTATGCTGCAGATGTAATTAAATCTAAACAATCTTTTATACCAGCTATAACGCATGTAGATGGTACGTGTAGAGTTCAAACTTTGCGAAGAGAAACAAACAAAAACTTTTATGATTTAATAAAAGAATTTTACAACCTAACACAGATTCCAATATTATTTAATACTTCATTTAATATGGCAGGGTATCCTATTGTACAAACTTTAAAAGATGCAAAGAATGTAGTTGAACAATCTGCGATAGACTATTTATATCTACCCGAGAGTAAGGAGTTAATATGATATTAGATTATAACTATTGGTATTTTGACCAAGCCATACCACACAATGTCTGTGAAAATATAATAAAAGTAGGCAAAGATAAAAAACTAGATGTAGCATTGGCTGGTGATAATACAGACCCAGCTAAACAAGATTTAAAATTAAGAAATTCTAATGTATCGTGGATAGATGAAGATTGGTTATATGGTTTAATATTTCCATTTGTACATGAAGCTAATAAAAATGCTGGTTGGAATTTTCAGTATGAAAAATCTGAGCCAGTTCAATTCACAGAATATAAACCAGGACAACATTATGATTGGCATTATGATTTTAATTCAGATGGTGACACAATTAGAAAGTTATCAGTTGTAATAGCGTTAAGTGATCCATCAGAATATGAGGGTGGTAATTTCTTATTAAGTAATGCAAATGTTGTTAAACCATCAAAAGATTTAACTGTTTCTGAATTAAAACCAAAAGGAAGTTTTGTAATATTTCCTTCATTCTTATGGCACAAAGTAATGCCAGTTACTAAAGGTGTTAGATATTCTGCAGTAACGTGGTTGAGAGGAACAAATTTTGTATGAGTTTTGCAGAAGACAATTACTTAGTTGTACCAAATGCAATAGATAAAAAGTTTGCTAACTTTCTTTATGATTATATGTTGTTGCAAAGAAACATTTCTAAATTTAAATTTGAAACTAAATACATAACTTACTTTAGTGTAGACCATGGAGTATTTGGTGATAGGCAAGTACCTGATACATATGGCATGTATGGTGATCCTGTATTTGATTTATTATTAGAAAGAGACATAAGACCTATACTAGAAAAAGAAAGTAAATTAAATTTACATTCTACTTATACATATTATAGAATATATAAAAAAGGAGATATTTTAAAAAGACATAAAGATAGACCATCGTGTAAAATTTCTACAACGATGAACATAGGAGGAGATGCGTGGCCCATTTATTTAGAACCATCTGGGGAATCAAATAAAAAAGGAGTAGAGGTAAATTTAAATCCAGGAGATATGTTAATGTATAGAGGATGTGAGTTGGAACATTGGAGAGATGCCTTTGAAGGAGATGATTGTGCACAAGTATTTTTTCACTTTACTGATGATAAAAATTATATCTATGATACAAGACCATTCTTAGGATTACCACAATATTTTAAAAATGTTTAAAGTAATATATATAAAGAATGACAATTTAATTAATGAGTTGTCAGATCTATTAGACTATTGGAAAGCAAGAACTCCAGTATTAGAAATAAAGAATGCAAAAAACAAAACACAAAATGGATACCAAACTGGTAATGTTTTATATCCTACATTGCATTCAAAGTTAATTAAAGAATTAGAATTGCATAAAGACTACGACTTTTATCATATGCATTTAGTAGAATATTTTAGTGGAGGTTATCAAGACCCACATAATCACATAGAGCATGAAGATAGATCTTTTATATTATATTTAAATGATTCAGACGGTGACACACTGTTTTATAAAGACGGTAAGACAATATCAGAAAAGCCTGAAAAAGGTAAGCTGATTTTATTTGATGCTGATATAGAACATGAAGGGTTACAATCTACACTAAGTAAACGAGTTGCAGTAGGAGGACTTAAATGGAAGTAATAACAGAGAAATTTTTTGCTACGGGTATAGGATATTCGTTTAATAAAAACAACAAAAATATAAAAGATAAACTAGTAACAAGATGTTTAGAAATAAAAAATAAAACAAAACCAGGTGGTACAGGTTGGTTGGCCAATAAGACTTACAACACAATACATACAGATTATAATCTACTTGAGGATAAAGTTTTTGCTGGTTTACATAAATGGATATTTGACAAAGTGGGAGAATATATGGGTAGCAATTATATTGGTTCTAATGTCAAACCAGAAAATGGCTGGTTTAATGTATACAATAAAGGAGATTTTCAAGAGTTTCATTTGCACACAGGTTCAGCATTGTCTGTTATATATTTTTTAAAATCACCCAAAGGTGGTAGCAAGGTGTGGTTTAAATCACCTGTAGAAGATATGGTAGAATTAAAATACAACAAAGAAGATCCATATGCCCATATTACTCATGAATCTATAGAAGGAAAACTGTTAATATTTAGGAGTCATATCCATCACGCTGTAGAACAGCACAAATTAAAAGACTCTAGAATAACTTTAGCATACAATTTTGCTATAACTAAGCCTTGAATGTTTAGATAAAACGTGGTAAATTAAAGAAGCTAATTTATTTAAACGAAGGAAAACAATGCCCTTAGTCAAATTAACAGCTCCTGCAGGGGTTGTAACAGACATTACAGATTATCAGGCAGGATTAAGATATACTGATTCAGATAAGATAAGATTCAGAAAAGGTGCTCCTGAAAAAATAGGTGGTTGGAAAAAACGAGAAGCTTTTAGTTCCAGTACATTATCTGGGGTATGCAGATCTATATTTAATCATCGTGATTCTACTGGTAAAAAATTTAATTTTTATGGTACAAGTACTCACGTCTTCATGGAGTTTGGTGATGCCGTGTATGATATCACACCCTTCAGAACAGACCAAGAAAGCCTTACTAATCCATTTACAACAGGATCAGCAGGTAGTAGTACTGTAACAGTAACAGATGCCAATCATGGTGTCACAAGTACAACTCCACAATCTAGAGTTGTCATAGAATCTATTGGCACAGGAACTACAGACGGAATTACAATTACAGCTGGTGAATACTTTGTAGAATTTTTAACAGCAAACAGTTACAACATTACAGCAGTCTCAGGGGGCACAGGTAGTATATCAGGAACAGCTTCATCAGGATCAACAGCTGGTGGTGGTACAGTAAGAGTACGTTACTTAACTAACAACGGCCCATCAGATGCAACAACAGGATTTGGTTGGGGTGCAGGAACTTATGCATTATCTACGTGGGGCACAGCTAGAACAATAGCAGCTGGTATTGTATTAGAACCTAGAGTATGGTCATTCGATTCTTTTGGAGAAGATGTAATAGCTTCTACAGCAGATGGTACAGATACAATATATTACTTTGACATTAGTGCATTCTTGGCAGGCGCTTCTACTTATAGAGGTGTAACTTTAGCACACTTTGTAACTAACACTTTAAGTGGTGACTCTTCACAGATACCAACTAAAACTGGTAGAGTATTAGTATCCACACCAGATAGACACATTTGTGTATTTGGTTGTAACCCACAAGGGTCTACAGATTTTGATGAGACAACAATTCGTTTCTCTTCACAAGAAAGTTTATCTACATGGAACGCTGATATAACTAACACATCAGGTTCACAAAAACTAGGAACAGGTAGTAGGATAGTTTCTGCAACAAAAGGTCGTGGTCAAATGTATGTTTGGACTGACAGAGATTTGTATAGTATGCAATTTATAGGCCCACCATTTACATTCTCTTTTCAACAACTCAGTGAGGCATCAGGTTCTTTAGCACCTAAAGCTCCTGGCATGGTTGAAGGTTTAGCATACTGGATGGGTTTAGATAACTTCTATGTTTATGATGGTGCAGTTAAAACTTTAGAATGTCCTGTAAGAACTACAGTATTTGATAATATAAATAACATACAAAGAGAAAAAGTTTTTGCCGCAGTCAATACTAAGTTTCAAGAAGTGTGGTGGTTTTATCCATCAGGAGATACAACAGAAATAACTAACTACGTCATTTATAATTATGTAGATAACACATGGGCTATTGGTTCTTTAGTCAGAACGGCTTGGTCGGATTCTGATATAGAAGAGTTTCCATTAGCTACCGATTCTTCGGGTAATGTATTTGAACATGAGAATGGAGTCAATGACAATACATCTGCACTAGCAGCTTCAGTTGAAACTGGATTCTTTAGTGGTGATGAGAATGGCGATAACTTAATATTCATGAGTAGAATTATACCCGATACTAAATTCTTTTCAGGTTCTCAAATAAAATTTCAGATGAAATCAAAGAGATATCCTAACGGAACTGAAACAACTAAAGGGCCTTTTACATTAACATCTTCAACAACTAAATTAAATCTACGTGCCAGAGGCAGATCATTTCAAGTTAAATACTTTTCAGATGCATCAGATACATCTTGGAGATTAGGAACTTGGAGAGCTGAAGGACAAGGAGACGGAACAAGATAATGAGTTTGTTTAGTAAGGGAGTATACCCAGAGTTATCATACGCAGAAAGAAATAATAATTCTGTATTTGCTAGAACATATGATGCTTTGGTTAATATTCTACGATTACGTGATGCTTCAGAGGGTGAGGTGCCT